TACCGGGGCACTTTCTAGAGATCTTGTCAGACCTCATCTCTCCTTTTCAGGAAGAGCACTGCAACTAAGGAATTACCAATGAGCAAAACTGTTCTGTTAGTAACTCTCGTTCTGGAACTCCTTCTAGCAGGGACCCGCTTCATTGCGAGCAGCCTCAAGAAGAAGGACCGGTATGGGAGTGAACGCGAGCAGTTAAGCTTGCCTGGCTTCCTTAGATCCGACATCGATAAAGTGCGTAAAGCACCTAAGATTAAGAACCTCCGTTCGGGGGATGTATGACAACCGGAAGCGTAACTCGTGGAAATCTGTCTTATCCTGCGAAAGTCTACGGACTTTCAAAGGTGTGGACAGGTGGAGACGGGAAATACGTACCGATCACTCACCAAGTGAAGTGGAATAATTATTCCATGGATCTGCTAACCATTTCCGACCAGATCGGGCAGCAAACTTATGCTGCGGGAGTGGCGTGCTGGGAGAGTAACGGCTGGACTGCGGCGGATGAACTCCGCTTACAGTCTAAGCTCGTAACGCAGATAAAGGGCCACCAGTTTAATCTGGCGGTTGACCTTGCACAAGCTAACCAGCTTGTGACTATGTGCGCTAAGACGATCCGGTCCTTTGGGCGATCCTTACTGTACCTTAAGCGTGGGAACGTATCCGCGGCATTGAGGGAGTTAGGAGTCGACGGTAAGAACAAGAAGCTTAAAAGCAAAGATGTTTCTTCCCGTTGGCTGGAAATACAATACGGTTGGCTACCTTCTATAGGTTCTGCTTACGAGGCTGCTAAAGCCTTTGAAGCTCTATCTATGGGGAGGACAAACCGGATAGTAGCCAAACACAGTGTGAAGCGAGTGGGCAGCGCAAGCTGTTCACCTGCAAATTACACTGTTCCGGCAGTTTACCTGCGTCGGAAAAAGATTATCTGTGAGTTAGAAGAGGAACTATCGTTCGCTCGCTCTCTCGGATTGATGGACCCACTTCAAGTTGCGTGGGAGTTACTTCCATTCAGCTTTGTGCTTGATTGGTTTTTACCGATTGGGACCTACCTTGAGAATTTAGCGGTTATTCCGCACCTTAAGGGTCGTTTCTGCTCCACAACAATGATTCAAAACGACAGCGCTTTTGCTGTTGCTAAGAATCCGGCGTGGACAGGGACGCGTAGGACGGGACATCTTAGAAAGATGACACGAACTGTTTCGAGTGGGCTTACAACCCAGACGCCTCGGTTCGTTAATCCTATTACGGCGATGACATCCAAGCGGATAGCCAACGCGGTGTCATTAGCACATCAGCTCTTAACGTAGCAATCGCTACATCATTTGAATCACTTAACGTAATCCATAAGGAGCCTTATAATGGGCACAATGACGAACATTCTCGTCAAAGATGACGCAGCCACTCCCAAAGAGTGGACCCTGATCCCGATTTCCGACACGCCAAATCCGAACTGGCAGGCGAGAGATGCTGGTATTCCCCTTGCGGGGCAGCCTCGACTCGTTTCCAGTGTCGAACAGGTTAAGTCAGGAGATTGGAAGGTTTCTGCGAAGTTGGAAGTCCCCGTGATGGAGACTCTCGGAGCTTCGGGAGCGTCCTCGGGATACGTGGCACCTCCGTCCGTTGCGTACACCTGCACAGGCATCTTCACGATGTTTGCGCCGGAACGCAGCACGACGGCGGACCGCGCCAATCTGCTGAGGATGATGGCTGGCTTTCTGCAAGGCTCGAGCTCAACGACGAACACTGGCATCCTTGCCAATAACGCCGCTGGGGATGCATGGAAGAACTCCGTGCTTCCGGGTCCGCAGCTCTTTGTCAACCTAGTGGTACCTAACTAGTACCCAACCCGACCAAGTTAGAGGTTTAGCACCTCGTTCACGCATGCCGTAAGGAGGCATCATGTCTTGGATAGTTCCTAAGCCGATAGAGGACCATCTGGTCTTTTTGAGGCAGATGTCTTCGGTTTGTGCAGCCCTCGGTGGTCCACTAAGCAGGGAGTTAGATACCCTTGTTCAGGATGGACGTTTCCGAGAAGTAGTTGAATTTCAATTCGACTACGAGAAAGGCTACTCGTACGCTGATTATTGTTATGCCCGACAGATAGCAGCTCTGCTGAACAAGCAAGGCTTCCTAGACCTTGGGTATGATAAGAAAGGTGCTGCGGTTAAGGCTTTCCTTGCTGCAGAAGAGCAATGTCGAGAGACAAACGATCGCTTCGAATCTCCGTGTCCGGTAAAGGACGTAAGCGCAGTATTACACTACGCTATGCGAAAAATCGCGGAAGTTCTTGGCGATTGCCCGTCTTTTGATGAATTGGATCTGCTCTTTGGACCCGGAGCGACGACTAACGTCAAAGGTGCTGTAGCTAACGCAAGGCGTAAGCTATCGACCAGAATGGCGTGTAGCGAAGAGCTCTTACCGGTGGTTGGACAGCTTTTAGTAGAGCTGCCAGCTTGGGCAAACACTGTAGGCACTCCGTTAGACCAGGAATGGTCGAGGGTTAGTGTGCCAGTTGATGTCTCACCGGGTAAACTTCACTTCGTGCCAAAAAACTCAAAAACGTTTCGCCCGATATGCGTTGAGCCTGTCCTGAATTCCCTTTTACAAAAGGGATACGGAAAGGTGATACGGCGTCGGCTTCGGAAGTTTGGAGTTGATCTAAAGGACCAATCACGTAACCAGGAGCTGGCTCGGAGAGGTAGTGAACAGGGAAACCTGTCCACTATAGATCTGAAATCGGCAAGTGACACGTTGAGTTTAAACCTCGTTTTTCACTTACTGCCCTTTGGATGGGCGACCCGGCTTAGCGAAAGCCGAACTGGGGAGGTGGAATTTGAGGGGTCGCTTCTCAAACTTGAGAAGTTTTCCTCTATGGGGAATGGTTACACTTTCGAACTAGAGAGTCTCATATTCTTTGGTTTGATGAGTGGTGTTATCTCCTATATGAAACAAGTAGGCGAACTAGGTTACGGATTTAAACACCCGATTGGTGTTTATGGGGATGATTTAATTATCCCCTCGAATTGCTATGACTTGGCAGTTCGGGTCCTGTCCTATTGTGGGTTCGAAGTCAACCCTCAAAAGTCTTTCTGCGCGGGACCCTTTCGGGAATCGTGCGGAGGTGACTTTTTCGTTGGTCATGATCTTCGGCCGTTTCATCTGGATGACCAGATAAACGATCAGGTCCTGTACTCATTTCACAATTGGGCTGTTAGACGAGGCGAGCGAGAAATCGCTTCACTTTGTCAAAAATGGACCAATCGCAAACTTCGACTGTGGGGACCTGATGGATTTGGGGACGGACATCTTGTCGGTTCCTGGGTCTTGATGGTACCTCGTAATAGTAGGAGATGTGAATGGGAATTCGGGTACTTTCGTACATATGCACTGTTACCTAAAAGCGATTTGCAACCGCTTCCTGGCGACATCCTGATACCGGCATACTCCACATACAGTGGAATGTCAGTTGAAGGACCCTGTAACCCCTTTGTAATTAGAGGGCACAGTGGCTACACGAGAAGGAAAGTGTACACGAACTCGACGAGGGTGTTCAGCCCTGTGACAAGCTCCGCCTGGCTCCCGAAAGGAGA